TTATTTTTCAAGTCTTTGCAAAGATTTTTGAAGTTGCTTATCCAACTCTTTTTTAATGGCTTTTTCAGGAGCATAATGCTTTTCCCAGTTAGCCGGTTTAAGAATCTTATGTGTTACGGGATCGAAGTGGGCTTTCCCATCAGGAAATAATTTTCCCATATTCGCCTCATGTACAGTCTCAAAAATAGGTTGAGGATCAACACCCATAAGGACAAATGAACCATAAGTGAAATAGAGCAAATCTGTTAAGGCATCTACCTGTCCCACCAATGGCGATTCAGAATATTCTTTAGATTGAACCTTAATAGCCGCACGATCGATGGCTGAGTGCATATCTAAAAGTGACTGGGTGAATTGATTTTTGTCCCCTTGACTAGCAGCAAATAAAAATTCGACCAGTTCTTCCACTTTGAAATCTGCTCGATGTCCAGCATCTTTAAGCGTGTAACTCTTTGGTGTCTCAATGGTATCACCATCCATAACACGGTGAAAGTCTTTAACTTTGTTGAAATTCTCATCGCGACTTTTAAAACTCTTCTCAACATCTAAATGAATAAGACCGTAGTGGGCAAGAGCTTTTGAGATACCACCATTATTATTGGAAGCTGTAATAAAATGGGCATCAGCCTTAAGGAGCTCGTCAGCATTGCCCATGGCAACGCCAACTCCTACTCCTCTTAACATTTCAATATCATTATCCGAATCCCCAAATGCCATAACTTCCGATAATTCAAAGCCAAACATGGCACCCAGACGCTCAATCCCTTTTATTTTTGATTGACCAACGGATATTAAATCAATGGAATAGGGACTACTTCGAGTGATTTTAATGTGAGGAAATTTATCTTTTATTTCTTGGGTTTCCTCTGCCGATGCTACCATTACGATCTGATAAATAGGTTCTCGCATAATGGTTACCAAGTTATTAAAACTTTGTGGTTTCACACGTCGGATTAAATGTTTAAAACTACCTTCAACAGTTGTTACCATACTTTTAGGAACGATACTGGAAACAACTTGTCCAAATGAGCTTGTACCCATATCGATAATGCGAGAACCCGCAAGACCTGATGCGGTTCCAAGTGATACTTCCTTTTTCTTATCACTGGCATAGCGAATGACTTTATAAATTAAGGATTTGGGTAATTGATTTTGATAGAGGATTTTATCTCTGGTCAGAATGTATTGACCATTGTAAGTAACCGCAAAATCTAAACCAAAATTTTCTAAAAAAGGTTGCACAAAAGCAGGACCTCGACCGGTAGCCAAGCCCACCAAGATACCTTGTTTTTTTAAACTTTGGATGGCCTTTTGCGTTGTCTTCTGAACGTTTTTACGATCATTTAGTAAGGTACCATCAATGTCAAAAAAGACTGCTTTAATTGTCAAAACCTTTAATACTCTCTTCTATATTATGATAAAATAGATTATATCACAAAATCATTTCATATATAAGTCATTTGCTAACGATAGCTAATCAGTTGATAAATAGACATTTTTAAATTTAACGATAGCGTTTCAATTGCTATCAATTAAAAAATAACGTAGTAATTAACGTAGTAAATTTTGCTGGGGATATGTGCTTCAGACTTCGAGATGAAGTCTTTTTTTATTTTTCCATTATAACCGACCAATCGCAAAAAGTCCGTTTAAAGCGACATTTTTATTCGGAAAAAATTTTTAAAAAAGTTGATAAAAAGTGTTGACTTTTTAACGTACATGTACTATAATATAATCATAAAGATAAAACAAAACGAGGTAAAACAAAATGGCTAAATACAACAAATCAGAAATCATGACTCAAGCTTGGACATTATTCAATAGCGATAACTTCGATACTTGCGACTATGAATACACTACTGCTTTAGTGTATGGTGAAAAAACTTTCTCAGATTGCTTAAAAGAAGCTTGGGGTCGTGAAAAAGCGATTGTTGACGAAATGGCTGAAAAAGAAGCTAACGCACCATTTTCTGAAGAAGCTAAAGCTTGGGATTGGGCTTGTCGCAAACTTGGCGTGACTACTGAAGTAACCGCAGTTGAAAAAGTTCGCTACGTTGACGAAATGGCTAAAGAAATGTGGTCAGCAAACGTTTGGAAACAAGCTATCAAAGCAGTTCAATTATACGTTACTATCGCAGCATAAAAAAAGAAAAGAGGAATGAAGATGAAAAATGAAGATGGAAAATTAGTAGTCAGTAAAGCTCATTTTGGAAATATGATTAGAAACTGTCAAAGTGTTGAAGATTTTAAAAAATCATTTGAGCGTCTCACATATTACTCAAGCGAAAATAGAGAGTCAACTGTTAGACAAAGATTGAAAATAGCTGAGAAAGAATACAATTTTAAAGCTGGAGTAAAAGAAGATTTAGAAATTAAAAACACTACTGACAAAGAAATACTCGACTACGTTAGAAATGAATTATCAAAAATAGACTCAAAAAAACAAGCTGATAAAAATTGGTCTGAAAAAAATAGAGAACATAGAAACTATCTATCAAAGAGATCAAGTGCAAGAAGTTTCATCAACAACAATGCAACACATGAAGATTTGTTAGAATTGAAAAAAATAATTGAAGAAAAACTAAAATAAGTGTTGACTTTTTAACGTACATGTACTATAATATAAGTGTAAATAAAACAAGAGGTAAAAATCATGAAAACTTTTAACATCATCATCAATCAATCTTCAAATTTAAAAGAACACTCAAGTGAGTTTGTTGACAATGTTGTCTATACTGTTGAAGCAAAAAATAGAAGAGAAGCTTTGAAGAAAGCTAGAGAAGAATATCATTTTAGTTCAAAATGGAAATTTGATATGCGTGATCTAACTGCTGTTGATGAAACTCACAGACGCGCTTGGGGGCATCGCTACTTACGAGTTGAAGAAGCTAAATAAGTATGTTATAGTTTAAGTGATTATTTTGTAATTTTGGAGCATTACTTGACAATAATTAAATTATGAATTATCATTTTGTTATTGTGTTATAGTTTTGGTTAAGTCAAAATAAGAATATTCGCACACAACCTTTTAAGAAGGTGGCGCCTGATTCGGGCGCATTTTTTTATGCACAAAAAAACCGCTCGGGTATTATCCCAAGCGGTGGTTTTTTTACATATCGGTTGCATCGATAAGATAGCTATCTTCTACCCACTGATTTGATTGAGGGGCGTTGATGCGTGCCCAACCGTTGACTTTTTCGTATACTCTAACTCTAGTGCCAGCAACTAACAACTCTTTGTCATCAGAGTTTGCATCAGGTTTTGACTCAACGTAATAATCCTCGGAAATTGTAGCCTCGTAATAAGGCATCTGAGAATTGCTTAGTGGAGTGTTGACATCAAGCTCTCTCTCAAATTGTGAGATGACAGATTGTTGATTTACGGGTGCTGATCCCGAACCTGTGTATCTGTATAGATACTCGTAAGGTTGCCCGTTAGCATACCAAATCTCATTGTAATCATTGACTGTAATGCCATTGTAACCATAGTTGCAATGGATAATATTAGACTCATCAACAAACATACCAGTATGACCACCAGCACCAGCTGAGTAACCACGTTTGCCCCATACGAAAATGTCACCTCGTTGAGGATAAAGCAACTCATTTTCCGCAACCAATTGATAGCCATTTTTGACTAACCAGTCATGTTCATATTCTGTATTGACCGCCCAACCATTGTCAGATGCACCTGCCGAACGCAAAGCGTAATAAATTGAGCTTGAGCAGTCATAAGATGATGCACCATCCCTTTGAGCCATTGAGTAAGTGACCTTGCCTTGTCTTGCAGCCATCCACGCTATAGCTTGTTCTGTGTTAATTGTCATGATTATTTTCCTTTCGGTCTTAGATAATCCATAGCTTGTTCACTGTCGTTCAATCCTGAGGTTGTCGGGTCGTTGATTACACCAAGCAAAATCAAGATGCTGAGAACAGTGTTAAGCACTTCTTCCCAATTCTTTGGAAAGATGTCAAAGCCTAGTTGCTGAGTAAGCAACACGATAAGAGAGATTAAAGCAACCCAAAAAAATTTGCTTTGTAGTCTTAATTTCCAATTAATTTTCATAATTATCCAACCTTTCTGTTTTCCAAAACTGTAATGCGTGTCTCATGATTATCCAAGCGACTGTCATGGTCAATAACTTCTTTTTTCACTTCGTCTGATTGTTGCTTAGTGATGTCAAGAGTAATGTTTAATAACTTGATTTGCTCTGTCAGTGGTTCAACTGTTTCTTTCAATGCTTTGTTATTTTGGTCGTTAATCTTTTTAGCCATGCGATTGTCAGGCTCAACAACCAAGATTTTATAAATCCAAATCAACGCACTTCCCAAAACAGTAAGTGATGCGATGACACTTACTAAATCTGCTAAATTGTCAATGATTGTTTGCATACACACCTCACTAGCTAGCTAAAATTTTATTTAGATGCTCTTCATCGCACATAAGTGCAAGTTGTTCTTTTGTTTTGTTGTTGATATACTCTGAAAAATCTTTAGCTAAAAATTGTGTCCAAGTCATTTTTTCGTAGTATAAATCAGTTGCAAATAATTTTATCATCATATAAATCCCTTCTTTCTTGTAAATTAATCTAACCAATAGAAATAATATCTTCATCTGTCAGCGTCCCTTTACCATACAAAATGCTAATCAGTGCAATCAAAGATTGTGAGCTCGTAGTAGTGACGCTCTTTAACTCTTCAAACTTTTCTGCTAAAGCTTTCCCTGGATCAAGTTGCTGATTAATCATTTCTTGACACAATTTCAGAACTTCATCTTGAGGCTTGTCCAAATATTCTTTTGGCAGTACCAGTGGTATGTGCCAACCTGCATGACTGTCTGTGCCATCTAAAATGACATTTGTCCCATCAATTGAACCATCTGGTAATTGATGCGGATATTTTGCTGTTATGTTAAGCATCTAAAACTCCTTTCCCTATGCGGTTCTTAGCCACATATATGTAGTGATGTACGGTTGCATAATGTTAAAAGGTTTATTGCCACCAGTCGCATTAGTTGTCTTATCAGAGTTTCCTGAATAACCATAAGTGCTTGATGGTTCAACTCTTACGTAGTTATTCTCTCCACCACCTCTAAATCCATGAGTATGGCTCGGCATTTCGTCAACTGTTTGCAAGTGGGTTTTCTCACCGCCCGTTTTGCCTGCGGTTGAAAAATCCGTGTCACTCTCATTGACCCCAACCAAAACACGGCCTTGACCGTACCTTGTCCAAGTTCCACCCATCGTTGTAGATGGGTTGGCCGATGATGTGCTGATAAAGATTGAGCCAACTGGATAAATCATGTTTAAAATTGTCAGCTTGCTTATTGCAAACCCATCAACTGTTAATGATTTAGTGTCAGTTTTTCCGCTAACATAAACATCACCTTGAGCATCAATAATCCCACGCTCCCAGATTTTTCCAAATGATACACCAGTTGGCGTTTTAACCATCAAGGCAAACTCACTTGAGACTGTCTGACCAATCGGCATCGCAGTGTTGAGGCTATCACTTACTGTCACTCTGACAAGCCATGACTTAGCTTTGTCATATGACCCACCAAGATTTAGCAACTCACCGTTCATCTTGGAAATCGTTGACCATGTGTTTGTAGCTGATCCGTTATCAACTGTATAAACCCCAGTGTCGTATGGAGCCACCTCAACTTTAATCTTGAGCTGGTTTTTTTGTACACCACCAACAGTTAAAGGTGCAATCTCAACAATCGGCGACAGTTGGAAAACGTTAGGGTCTGATTGTGCTCTGGTGATTTTTAAGCTGATGGTTTGAGGTAGGAAATAGTCAAGCACATTGATTGTTGTATCAACGGGTGCTGATGTCAGGCCTCTACTATCTGTCACAGTTGCCCTAATGACCGCTGAACCAGTGAAATCCAACATGTCAAAATTGCTACCGTTGCCAGTGATAAATTTGTTTTTCCCGACAACTTCGGCATTGTATGACTTGATAGTTGAGCCATTTTTACCTGTTGCCGTGCCAAATGTGACTTTTGGTCTACTCAAGATCCTGACAAAATTTGTACCAGTGATGAGACTTCCAGTCGCTGTGTTGGCATCTGATAAGCTTACACTTGCAAGTGTCGGCTTATAGGTTGCCGTGTCTGGTATGGTTGCGGTGATTGTATACCTATTTTCACCTATTTTTTCGCTAGTGTCCGTGTAAGTTTCAACTATTAACGTTCCTGTTCCTGACAAGCTATTTGGCAACATGGTTGCAAAACTATTAGGAATTGTCCACGCATAGCTAGTATCAACAAGAGATGCGATTGTACCAGTGAGGCCTTTAAAATCAAATTTTAGAGTATGTCTAAATGTTGACATTTGCTTAGAAATGTTGATAGTCACCGCACTTCCAACACTTCCAGAAATGTCATCAGATGTGCTAGCTCTCTTGATGTCAGGCAGCTTGATAGTTTGAGTTGCGGTTGCTGAGCCATAATTACTAATATTGATGTCAAACTTAGCTGAGATGTTAAATTGTAGCTTAGTACCATCAGCATTGTGATTAATCTTGTAATCTTTTTGTAGCAAGGCTTTTCGTTGGCCGTAATTAATTGATGGATTAACCTGAACAATTTCAGAACTACCATCAATAGTCATGGTCAGCGGTCTAGTCTCATAACTTGAAATCATCGCATAGCTTGATGCTGTCAAGAACACTTGAACGTTGAGTGTGCTGTAATTGCCAGCTGTATTTTGTGAGTTCCAAGCTGAGAAAATTTCTAGCGTTAGATTGTGACCCCAAGAACCACTAAATGTAGATGTTCCCATTCAATCCCCCTTTCTAGCTATATTTAATTGGTCTAATCACGTTGTATAGTGGATTTCTGTCATAGACTTCCTCAACATAGTTCCCAATCTGAATGCGCTCTGTGAACAAACCGTTTTTGATGGTTAACGTGTCACCCGTCAGTGTCATTTGAGCCACGCCGTTTGTCACAAAACTGATACTATCATTTGAAAGGAAAAGCTTGGCTTTGCCCTCTTTATCTCCAATGGCAACACCCTCTTCACCAATCAATGTTTCGTTGTTGATAAATTCAAACCTAGCACTTGCCTCACCCAAATTTTGTTCAAATTTGGCAACCCTATCAAAAAGTGATGCGATATCATTAGCAACCTTTTGCTTTTCGTCTGCGGTATTGAGGTTGTACCAGGTTTGCCACTTGGCCTCAACTTCGCTGATAGTGTTTTTCATTGCCTCAGCAATTGCATTGTCTCTTGCAAGTGCTGAGCGTTCCTCAAGCGCCAGCATCTGCGCTTGGGTTAAAGCTTGGTCTGCTTTGCTATCAATCTTGAGTTGTGTGTCCTCTGGTGCATCTGAGTGCTCTGTGTTAAGATTGCCAGCGTAGAGAGCTGGTAATGCGATAGACACACTGTTAACACTGTCCCAATTTCGGCCAATAAGTACCTCTTTTGGAATTTTTTCTGTGTCGTCTTTTGGAGCTCTGAGAGTCCATTTTATCCAGTAGCGTTTCCACTCATTTGTGACATTGACATTAGTAGAACCGTCAGCGCCAGCTGGTCTGTCGTTTACGACACCTTGCGACGAAACCGATTTTATTGTCGTGTTAGGTGCGTAAAAATAACAAGTCACATTATGACTGACAGCAGTTGATTTTGCGTAAAACGAAACAATATACTCTAATTCGTCAGGAACAATGCTCATTTTTTGTCTAAAAGCATCCTTGTAGCTACCAGACGGAGCCAACGCTGAAACAACAGAACCACCCATATATGTCTCTGAGGTCTTATTTGCTGAGGTATAAGGTATATTGTCCATTGATTTTGTGTTAACTAATAGGTTGCGACTACCAGTCTTAACATTCGCAGTCATATCAACCCATTTATATTTAGTCGGATCTGTGCTGTCAGTTTGAGTATAGTCGGCATACTCACCACGATATTTTCTACCAGTAGGGTCAGTCAAACTAAAATCAGTTTTACCATCAGCACTATTTGCCCAAGCTGTGTGCCAGTAAGGAGTTTTTCCATCGGCACCAGGCAACCCTGGTATTCCCTGATCGCCTTTTTGACCTTTGGTAAGTGTCCATGCGTATTTTTTCCAGTCTGTTGACCCTGATGGTAAATCATCAACATATACACCGATATGCGTCGAATTCAATGGCGCAATTGAAAAATTATTTGCTGAAATTAAAGAATAATTAGCAAATGCGATATGCCAATTTATTGGAGCATCAACTGTACCAACTTGAGAACCATTTATAAAAAAATAACCTGACGAAGATGCAGTTGACAATGTGCCAACATTAACTTGATATTTATAAGTTTCATATTTACCAGTACCAGCAGTGGATGTCAGAAAATATCTTGTCCCATCATCCCCTATTGAGTTCGTGGCAAATCCGATTGTATATCCAATTGGGATTTTGGCAACAATTGTATAGATATACACCTCATTTGAATTAACTACATTCCCGAATTTTACACCGCCTAAGCCAGGTGATGCTGTACCAATGTTTGATATTTTAAGCATATAGCCAGAATTGCTTGGAGCGTCAGACTCTGCTGTAATTCTTTCCATGACTACGTTGCCATTTGCTAAGTTATTGTATGCGGTTAGTGTGTTTGCCCCTATCTTGAATTCTGGGTCTGATTGCTTAACTATCTCTGTAATGTCAGCGTAAGCGATGTGTGGTATTTGCCCATTTTGACCATCTTTACCATTTGCACCATCAGCACCCTTCGCACCATCTTGCCCCTGTCTTGATACGTTGTATATAGTCTTGGTTGTCGTGTCTGTGTAAGTAAAAATTGTTCTAGTCCACAGATATTGACCCGCTGGTACTGAGACGGGACTTGATGACCAAGTACCTGTTGGTGCAACTGTTGCGCTAGTGCCAGTCTGATAAGTGATTGCTGTTGATGCAATGCCGTTGCCATCTGCGCCTTTTGAGCCATTTAGGCCATCATTAACATTGATAAAAGTTAACTCATCACTTGCTACAACGTCGTTACCTACGTATGCATCTATCTTAAGAACAGATGTGCCATTTACCGCTGACGCATTAACTGTATAGTTGAGACCAGCAACTGTGTTGTTGTTAAAATTAAAACGATAGGTTGCATCTGTGATTTCAGCATCACCCTTAAATAATTTAGGGCTAACGATTGATTGGCCAGTACCATTTTTAAATGATGTGCCGTTAGAAGTAACCATCACGATCCTGTAAGGTACTGCACTCTTGGCAAGTTCTTCAATCTTTTTTGTCAAATCATTTGACAATTGACTTGAGGTTCTCTTGAAGTTTGAGAAGGTTGTCTTGAGACTTTTTCCAGTCTCAAGATCCTCAGTCTGTTCTGTGATGCGAGCTTGCACGTATAGCGCAGGCTCAAAGTTGATAGAGTCAATTAATGTTTTCGTATCACCAACAGAACCCTTGACCGCCCCCTCGGTTGAATATTCAACTTGAACATCACAGTGCTTTTTCATCTCTGACAGTGCGTAGCCAAAAAGAGCTTCTTGGTCTGTGTACTCTGTCGGCTTAGCCTCTGCTAAGATGTAGCCATCATTCACGTTAACCTTGTTAGACGGAAATTTGTCTCTTGCTTGAGGTGCATAGAGACGGCCATTTTTACTAAAGAACTGAACCTCACCTTTAGCGTCTTTAATAGTTTTGTCAGGCAGCTTGAGTCCATCTTTACCAGTAACATCAATTGCAGTGTAGAGATCATTAATGTTTGAGTTAAAGCCTAAAACTTTAAGCTCTGTTCCAACTCTAACTGGCCTACCTGTTGAGTCTCCACCCAAGTTCCCACTGCGGTAGATGTTAACAACGTGACGCTTAAGAGAGTAGTTTGGATTTAGCTCTGTGACAAATTCAAGCTCTGCGTCAAATGAGTTAGCGATTGAGTAGAGTCTTGCAAGGACCGTATCTGTTCCAGTCCACTCCAGAGTTAGCTTCTTATCTGAGACCTCATTAATCCCAATTTCAAAGGATTTTTCAGGGTCAAAAACTGAGAAGTAATCAACAATTGACATAGCGCTAGATGCCTTGTAAGCACCACGCTTTTCCTTGTTGGCTTCAAGACTCAATGAGTACGCGGTGATTTCAACTTCAGTTCCTTTTTTGCTAAACTCATTGATTGTTAACCAGTAGTCTTTGCCTTTATGTCTAAAAGCGAGCTTGCATCCAGCTCTCACTTTTTCAGCATCTTTAGATCTGTACTTGATTGTGACAAAGCTACAAGCACCCTTTAAAAATTGAGTCATCTCAGCAGATTTGAATTTGATGCCTGCTTTATTATCAAAAAAACCGACAGTGTGACTATCGGTTGTGTCTCTAATTGCAATTCTCACTTAGATGTATACCTCCTCAATTTCTGCACTAGCCTCAAGAACCTCAGCGAATGAAGACACTATCAACTGAACCGTCGTTTCGCCTGGTGGCACTTCAAAAAATTCAGTGCCCAAAATTTCGTCATCATTCGTGATCAGGTTGTTGACATATAATCGCCCTTTTTCGTCAGGATTGATAAAGCCTGAGCTATCAATAAAAAGCTCTGAACCACTTGGATAACGGTTAGGGACATCACGCCAAGAGCTAACGTTCAGCTTATGGAAGCTAAATTCCATTAGGTAATGATGCGTCACTAACTGATTTGTAGTGTTTCGGCCGTTAAGTTGTCCAACGAAAAATTGAACTAATTTAGCTTGAGAGTCTTTGATGCTTGGCTCAACATAAGAGTAGTGTGTGCCGTACCAAAAGAAGGTTATCTTATCTCCCTCTTTTATGATGTCGAACGGGTTGCGACCCTGAACAAGCGCCTCATACCCATAAGGGTTTTGAGACAGATAGGCGCTTGGCGTGAAATCAATTGTCTTAACTGTTCTCATGTTGCCCAAGTTATCCCCGACAATAAAACTAATCTTGGCCGAGTTTCCGGCTCTGTCAAATTTGTCGACTGACATCGCTGCGAGAACATGATTATTAGTGTCAACAACTGCAAGTGTCCACTGACCTGTCTGACCCATTAGGCCTGTCTCAAAGCGAGCTCTTGCCCAGATGCGCCAATCCTTGGCCGTCTGAGATAGGGCTAGTTCTTTGATGGCTCCAAAAAAGTTAGAGTTCGTCGTGTTCGTGTAGGTAGGCAAGATACCTAAGGTCCCTTTATTGTCTGCATTAGATGTCATTGTCGTTGCAGACTTCTTAGTCAAATCCTGATAAAATGTCGTTCCATCTGTCCAAGATGCGAATGAATTATTTAGCAGAACTGACTTAGTCTCAAGCACTGAATCAGCTTCATCTTTTATCCCGTACTGAATACCTCCATATTGGCTGGCAATGGCAACATACCCTGACTCTTTTGAAAGCTTAATCCGATAATTAACTGGTACGCTCTCAGTACCGTTGTTAATTATCTTAGCTTCAAAAATCCCATTAGCATTTTTAGCAAACGGAAACGACTGGATGTTTTTTGAGTGAGCCAGTCCGTCAGAGACAATAAATGTAATTGTTGCTTTGCCGTGATTTTTTACAAGCTCCTCATAGCTAAGAGTCCCGACTGGAACCGCGTAGAAAACGCGGTTAGGTAGAGAGCTGAACTTAAGTTCTCTCTCAGTCTTCTTGTTAAGAGCTCGTTGAAGATTATCATATTCTTCAAATGTTCCTGATTTGTTATAAATCGGTATACTTATCTTCTTGGATTTACGTGTTGTGTATAAAAACTCAGACCCGTCTTGATAAGCATAGTCTTCAAATTTTGGGTCGAAATCGGCACCGTCGTAGAGATTAAAACCTCTAGCGACTGTGCACCATTGCGTAATTTCGACATTATCAAAATAAACTTTTTCCAGTTTTTACCACCCCAATCCTTCGACTGCGTTTAAAATCGCTTGTCGTTTTTCTTGTTCTTCGGTTATCGGCTTAGCTAGGATTTCAGCAATAACTTTTTCTCTAGCTTCAACCGACACTTCAATTGGTCTAGCGGATAACAACTTAATGATTTCGAGAGCGTTCGCAAGGTCTGAGTTAGCTCCTTGCGCCGTCATTATCCTGATTAGTTGATTTAATAGTGACCTGATGTCGCTATTGTCGTTATTTACGATAAGACCCTTGGTCTCTTTAACCTCTCCAATTCTTTTAGCAATTGTAGAAATGTTGGTCTCATTAAATCCGATACCATCAGCATAATGAGGGAACAATTGCTTAGTCAGAGACGCTCTAAGGACTTTAGACCCTCTAGGCAATGGAAGCATGACATCACGGCCCTCAGGGATGAATGACACGCCATTTGGCAACGTGACAAGTTCTCGGTAGAGTGACCCTTTTTGGTCATTGACGAGAGCTAATCCACCAGGGTGGAAGTTAGTACCTTTTTCATTGCTTGTATGACGAGTAATGACATTGACTACCTTATCCCTCAAACTTCCCAGCCAACTTGCAATACCTGAGATGACGCCAGATGCGCGGTCAATCGCGCTGATAGTTACCGTTTTTCCTTGAACGCTGTTGATGCTTCGCTTAGCTCCAGTTACGGGTCCAGGCGTTGCGTCTGTTGCGTTGATTGGCGCTGGGAACGGTTGTCTAACTGAGTTGATACCTGCTTGCGCTGAACTTGTTGCGCTACCTGTTGCATTATTTGCAAAAATGCTAGGGACGCCGTACTGCTTCACAGAATTAATTCCTGATTGAGCCGAACCTGTCGCACCCTGCGTGTTGTCACTAGCGGTTAAGTTAGTGTTCTTTGTCTCAGGAACTGTCATCATCATTGAGAGTGCAGCAGTCACTCCAGCAGATGTGTTGTTAGTCGCAATCAGTTCTTTTTGCGCTGGGGTTAAACTGTTCCATTTTTCAAGAGTTGCTTGAGCGACACTTGCTTTTGTTGAAAAGTCTGTGTCATTAGCTAAAAGGTTTTTGACCTTCTCAGGCATTGCATTCCAAATTTCTAACTGGCTTTTAGACTCATAAATGGCTTGAAGTCCGTTGGCATTTTGGAAAATCAACTCTTTCTGTTCTGGCGTTGTACTGTCCCATTGTCCTTGAGCGATTAAAGCATCAGCAATTTGAGCTCTTGCGTTAGACTGGATGTTTGCGTTTTTAAGGACAAATTCCATGTTCGCCCAACCATTTTCAGCAAGCAAGGCCTTAGCCACTTCTTCAGGCGCGTTAGTTTTAACCTCTCCAGTCTTAGGGTCTAAGACGAGTGCGTTCCACTGGTCTGTTGCATTTCGTGCATCCTCAGACATCTTAGATGTATAAGTTCCGACCATTGACGCAGCATTAGATAAAGCATTTGTAGACTGAGAAGCTTTCTTAGCTAAGTCCTCAAAGCTCATTCCATACTGAGCTAAGACCTTGCGCGCCTCTTCCGTGTACTTAACAAGTCCACCCGATTTGGCCATCTGCTCTTGAGAGACCTTAACAAGCGCCTCACCAAGTTGTTCCATGGTTGCGTTATGTTGAGTCTTAAGAGCTGACATCTTACTGTTGTAAGTCTGTTGGTCAATAAGCCCATTATCAAGCAACTGCTTCAAGTCTGCTTTTTGGCTCTTGTAGAGTTTTTGCTCGTCGGCCATAGCAGATTTCAAAACTGAGGCTTGCTCTTTGAGTTGAGCCCTTGTCATACTACCAACATCACCGTTAAAAGTTTTTAGGATAGCACGCTCTTTATCCTTGCTTAGACCTAAAAGGCCTACGCGAGCAGAAACAAGCTCTCTCATGTTAGACTCAACAATAGTTTTTTCGGCCGTTGTTAGTTCGGCAACTTTCCCATTGTGCTTATCATAGATTGCGTTAATCTGGTCAGCCATTGTTTGAGAATTGTTGACGATCTGGTTGTTTTTCTCTTTGGCTTTATCAACGACAGATTGGTCAATGCCATATTTTTTGGCAAGCTCTTCAAGTTTTTGATTAGTCTCACTAGCACCTTTTTTAATTTCATCTAACATGCTAGTGACTGCTTTTTTGACTTTTTCGGATGATGTTGTCGCACCAGTTTCAAAGTTAACCATTGCAACCTTAGCGTTGTTAACTTCATTGCTAAATGCGTTAAGCTTTTGAGTGTTCTCACCGGATAAGCTAGTTCCGAATTTGTCAGCTTTCTCCCTAGCTCTGTCTTGCGCATCAGCTAGCAGAACCATTCCACCGGCCAACAAAGCAGTTGTTCCGACCATAAGTCCAAGTGGATTTGAGAGTAAGCCAACCGCAGTTGAAGTCTTACCTGCGCTTGTAGCAACTCCTTCTAATGCAGCTGCCGCACTCTTGTCAGCCCCGACTTTTCCAAGCGCTCCAAGCACCTTACCAAAACCTGTTGACAATCCACCTAAAAGACCTGTTGTCTTACTGATTGCGCCCGAGATTGGAGAAATCACAGCTAAGAACATTCCGAATTTAAGAATGCTTTCTTGAACCCCCTCAGGTAAATCAGCAAATTTAGAAGCCAGATCTGCAACATCTTCAACAAGCGGAACGATCGTTGGGAGTAGTTTCTGGCCAATTGTTATCGCAAGAACCTCCAATTTTGCTTTTGCTTGTTCAAACTTAGCAGCATCAGTAGAGTTCATTGCTTTTGCTAATTCCTTTGTATAGCCAGCAGCATTTCTAGTTTCGTTTGTTAGATTTCTAAGCGAAGCACTTCCTTCATTAACCAATGCGTTCATAGCCGTTTGCGCTTCAGTACCAAATGCCTTAGCTATCAATGACGCTTTCTCAGCATCAGTCATGCCCTCAGTCGATTGCTTGATGCGATCTAAAATGCCAGGGAGGTCTATTTGACCACGCTTGAATTCTTCAGCAGAGAAACCAAGCTCTCTCATGGCTGCTGCATTTTGCTTAGATGGTTTTAATAAACGAGTCAAGGCTCCACGTAATGCAGTACCAGCTTTTTCGCCTTGAATACCAGCATTAGACAAGAGACCAATCGCAGACGCTGTTTGTTCTACGTTCATACCAAGGGATTTAGCAACCGGCCCAACGTAGACCATTGCATCCCCCATGTCCTTAAATCCGGCCTTTGTTTTATTAGCTACAAAGGTAAGACTGTCAGTGACACGGCCTGCCTCTCTAGCTCCTAGTTTATACTGAGAAAGTATTGAAGTAGTTGCTTGCATGACTGTGTTGAAGTCTTCGCCTGAAGCTTTACTAGCGTTCAAAATTGCCGGCATAGATGCAGTAACTTGATTAGCATTGTAACCGGCCTTTACAAGCTCTTGCATACCTGCGTTCACGGATTTTGTAGATAACCCGTACTCAACTGCCCATTTTTTGGAATTGTCACCTAGCTTAGTAATGACAGAATTCATTTTATTGGCAGGAACTGTGTCCGCTAACAAAGCTTGAATTGAGGTCATGCTGTTGTTAAATTCAGCAGCCTTAGTGATCCCGTAGCCCATACCAGCTCCAATAATCAGAGACATATCTCTAGTAGCGGATGAGATTTTCCCGGTTGTTGAACTTATTGAGCTAAGCTTTCCACCGAACGACTGAAAAGCATTTCCTGCTTTAGTAAAGACACTTGACTGGATTGCCATCTCTCTAGCTAGTGCTTGATAGCGACCTTGCAGTTCTGCCACTTTTGCAGCAGTTTCTGTCATTGCGGCTCTTGCACCGGCTAGGGCAGTTTTTTGACTTGAAGTCGCGTTGTTGATATCACCAATGTTAGATTTTAACTGATTATATTTTTCACTCTGCTTGGTTAAAAGCGCTTGATAAGCGGTTAGTGACTGGCCTGTCTGCTTATATAAACTTGTCAATCCTGTGAATGATTTGCCTTGCCCTGATATGCTTTTTTCTACTGCTTTTAAAGAGCTATCAAGACCGCGCATATAAGTCTTAAGATTTTTCGTGTTGGTCATAAAAGGCGCTATGTCTAGCGTTGCAGTTGCAACCAAATCACCTATATTTGCCATTTATCCTCCTTTCTATCCGCCAAAAAGGAATGGAAAGGCTTTGTCAAGCGTAGACTCAATGACTTTTTCTTCTTTTTTGACTGGTTTTTGTTCTAATGATTTGACGATTAACTCAACATCAGAAAGCTTTAATTTCTTAACATCTAAGATGGTATAGCCACTCTGCAAGAGAGCTTGGATAAGTTCTAAAAGATTAGCCTTGGCTTCTTCAGGCTCTATGCTTCCTTTTTTTCGTCACCATCTTCTTCTTTTTTCTTACCACCCAAAGCATCAATGTAGAGATCATTTAAGGTCTCTAAAATAGTCACATCTGCTGCTTTTAAATCGGCAACAGAGAATTGTTCACCGTACATTTCCACGAACATTTTTAGATAGGCTTCGTTTAAAGCTCTATGCTTTTTAGGGTCGTTAAAATCTTTTTCATTGTTGACAAGAGCAGACTGTCGAACCTGATGTTCAACTGCAAGTAGATTATCTTCTACGTTGATAAAAGCTTTCTCATAAGTCTTCTCAACGCCACCTTTTAATAATGTGATTTGGTACATTTATTACTCCTTAATCAAAAATAAAAAGCTAGGAAAAATCCTAGCTTAAACTGGTTAGACTGTTGCGGTCGGGAATACCATTTTCTTGAAGTCATCAAATACAAACTCAGGGTTGTCTTCACGACCGATGTAGAGAATGTCACCAGTGTCCGCATCTCCGCGAGCTACGAAATTACCAGTTGTTGTGTCAGGTTGTGGATCTGGAGCTCCCTCTTTAGTTTTAGTTTCCATGCCTGGAATTGAGAACTTACCTTTAAGCAGACCTACCCAGATAGCTTTACCATCTTCCATGCGAGTGCGGAACATAACCGCAACATCGTTTGGAGTGAGGTTCTTAGTGTACTTCTCAACACCGGCAGTTGTTGTGACACCGAACCAGTCCTCGCGAGCTTTTGAGTTGAGGTCAAGAACTTCAATGTCAAGAGTTGTTTCAGTGATACCGCCTGACAATACTGCGTAAGGTCCGTCATCGGCCATTACAGTTATTAACTCATTAGTGATTGATAATTTAGCGGATTTCATACCTGGCAATTTTACAGTAGATGCTACTTGGTCCTTATCGTCAAGCTTGCCATATTCGAACGCGCTTAATCCAAATTTTACTTTTCCCATTTTTATTTCCTTTTCTAAGTGTTATTTCCAATCAAAGAAACGATACTTTCTTACGTTCATTAGTAATCCGATATCACTATCTTTATATCTTGGATTTTCGTTAGCAGTGTAGCGCTCAAAGCCATTAGCCTCTAGCGCACTATCAAGTGCGTTGTTGATGAGGTCGGACTGTGATGCGCTCTTGCACCAATAATTAATTGTTATCCTTTGCTCGTTGGTGAGCATAGTGTCATCAGCATAGTTAACTGGACCATCTAGAGTAGGTTTAATACGCATAAATGGCGCTAACTCTGCTTTTTTAAGGTTTGTCGGGGTTTCAGGAATATCATAAGTGAAAATTCCTTGGTTGAAATTATTCCCAAAGACTGAGCCTCTGAACTGATCAAAAAGCTCATTTAGTGTCTTATCTTTACTTAAAATTTTGTAAGCTAATGTCTCAGCAATCAAAGGCCTAGTCCCTCCTTAACTTTTTCAGCGTATATCTGCTTCGCTTTTGGAGTCATCTCATTGATGGTCTTTTCTTTAAAGTCTTGAGCTCTCTGGTAAATCGTCCCGTCATTTGGAAAGTGGGCACGCCAACCGGTCTTTTTACCGTAACCGATATCCTTAGAGACTATACCTTCATTGGCTCCTTTAAAACCGCTAACGGCCGTGTCATCTCTAAGATGCGTATCTTCATCTTCATAAACGGGAGTGTTGACTTTTAGAGCTTTTTCAAACTCCTCAGCCACTTCAGTGACTGCGCTTCTTGCAGCTTTAGGAGCTTTGACTTGTAATTTTGTGAGATTTGCTAGGATGTTGTCTAGTCCAGATGTCATGACACTCTAACCGCTTCAATCATCGTCATGTCTTTTGAGGCCTCGTCTGGCTCAACTTTTACAATTGAGTAAGACTGTCCTTTGAAATCAATATACACAGTGTTATCAATTTCAATTTTAGGATTGTACCTAATCAAAAAGACCTTAGATGACTTACTGTTTTGTAGGCTCTGACTGGCCTGAAGCTTAAAATCTCGCAGTTGAGTTTTAAGAACCTCAGTCCAACAAGTGTACAAGTCTTTTCTGACGGCATCTAGCACCTCTCCATCTTCATTCTGGCCACCAGATAGACTAAAAAAAGTGATACGCTGAGTCATTTTTCTAGTTATCATAGGATTATTTCCTTCCTAAATCGGAGTTGGTGAATGATGTTGAGGACTCCATTTGCTAGCGGAAAACGCATAGAGTCAGCAGATAAGCCTCTATGGTCATACTCTTCCTTAACTTGCTTCAAGACTGCAAGTTTAAATTCGGGGTAGCTAGCAAACGTTTCAGGGGTTGACCCCTCTTCAATCGCGGAACAGATTTGATCCTGAGCGGATAAAATCATTAGCTTAATGATGTCATCTTCAAAATCAAAATCTATCTTGCAATAAAGCTTTACATCCTCAAGAAGTTTTGCATCTACTTCCATAAATCACCTCTTTCTAGACTACTAAGGCTAGTAGCTCGGCTTTGGTCATTGCTGAAGTGTAGCTAATCCCTTGAGAGTCTAGATAAGCTTTAATTTCCGCTACTGTGTTAGCGTCTGTCGGCTTGGTTAAGGTCTCAGACGCCTGTACTGGGCGTGAAGGTTACGAAGAACCCAGCTTTTGCATCCGCAACTTTAGCGTCAAAGCGAGTCACTGCTTGCAAGTATTGTCCGTAAATTTCATTGTCAGCCCAGCGAAGACCTAAGTCTTTACGATCTGCGAACAAGATAGCGCGTTTAACATCACCGATAAATGCTTTAGCTTCTCCAGACGCACCAAGCACATCATCCGCTAAAACGAACACTGGACGACCAAGCAACACTTTTCCAGATGCGGAAGTGATTGAGTCTTGTAGTAAGTAGCGACCATTTCCATCTTTTAGAGTGTCTAAAATTTGGTAGAAGCTTTGAGAAACAACAAGTGATGCATTGTAAGCAGGATCTAAATCCGTGTTGAAGATAGCTTTCAACCCATCAAGGTCAGCAACTGTCTTAGCTGTGAATGATTTCATCACTGTTGCGATCGCAGCATTAGTAGTGTTGACTTTGATTTGACCAACGTTTTCAGCAACAATTGATACTAAGTCAACATCAGCGTCATCAATTGACTCTTGAGAAATTGGAATTGCACCACGATAAGTAAGAACTGACCAGCTAACTTCTTGGAAGTTTGGCTTAGCAAGCGCTGGGTTTTTCTCTAACTCAGCAACAGAAATCATTTTAGTTGTTGCTTGTTTAAGAATTGGGTACTTACCAGACGCTTTATTTGCTTTGTGAATGGTTGTAAATTGTTTCAAATCAACAACTGTTTTCACTTCGCGGATTGGCGTTGTGATGATTTCTTCACTTGTCACTGGTTTAGTGTCAGTTTTAACAACGCCATCAGTTGTCGGAGTGATTTCATTCATCGGAATAAGAACTTCATCTTTACCCTCGAAACGTAAATTTTCGTTAGCAACTTTACCTTTTGAACGGATAAAATCATTAACGCTTTCACGATATGTTTTTTCGTCAGTTTTAACTTCAAAGCTTTCTTCATTTGATGCGCTACCTGCGTTCTCAGCAGTTTTATAGAGTTCTAAGTTTTCTTTTGCAGTTTGCAAATCGTTTTTAACCGTCTCGAGTTCTGCTTTGATTTCTTTAGCTTTTTCTAAGTCATTAGCGTTCAAAGCGTTCTTAACTTCTTGAGTTTTTGTTGTGATTGAAGCGTTTAAGTTAAGGATTTCAGCTTCAAATTCTTTGATTTTTTCATTAAACATATAAGTTTTTTCTCCTTTTTTTGCATAAAAAATAGGACTTTATAGTCCTTGTAAAATTTCTTCTTTTTCGATTTCAAGCTTCATGCTTTCGACTTCTTGCATCTCTGCACGAATGCGAGCCACTTCTTCATCTGTTAAAAGGTCAACGCCAAGACTTGCAACGGCCTTATAGTCTTCAAAGCTCATGATTTCATCAGCAAATCCTTTGTCAACCGCGTCTTGGGCAGACATGTAAGTCTCTTTAGCCATCAGGTCCATTAGCTCATCTTCAGACAGTCCTGTCTTACTCATGTAAGCATTGACGATAGCTTTATCGCTTGCCTTGAGAGCTTCAGACGCTCGCTCAAGATCATCACTGTTGCCTGACACAAAGTTAAGCAAAGCTTTGTGTATCATCATTTGAGCCGTTGGGCTCATGACTATCTTGTCTGCACCCATAATGGCAAATGATGCTGCGCTTGCAGCCATTCCAGTAACTTCAGCGGTAACTTTCCCTTTGTAATTGCGAAGGGCTGTGTACATCTCACTTCCAACTGTGACAAGACCACCAAACGAATTAACCTCAATAACAACATCGCTATTGTCTTCAGGCAATTGTTCAATCAAGCGTGAGGCACTTGTCCCATCTTTTTTGATGAAATCATAGATTTCTTGATAGTCGTTTGGGATTAAAGTTCCTTTAAGTTGAATTCTCTTTGTCATTTATATCACCTCCTTTCCTCGTCGCGACCCTTTCTTGATACTCTTCTTTCTTGTCAAGATAAACATAGTTTAGGCTAGATTGGTATCTATCCATATTCGGGTCTGACGATTTCTGCTTACCAAGTTCAACAAGGGCCTCGTTAGGCGTTAAGATTTGGTTATTAACCAACTTGACGATTTCGTCAACATTTCGTCCTGTGATGCTTCTTGTATCAAATTCAATATGATATTTTCTGCGGTCTTTATCAGATAAAATCTTAAGTCCGGACTCGCTAGCTATCGCATCAAAATAAAATGGTAAGTCGTTAGTGACATAGTCTTGCATCAGTTGAGCCACGGATTGGTTAGGGCTGTTAACTCCCAACTTGTAGCTAGGAACTCTAAGAGCCTTAGCGATCTGCGCAGTTGAGAAGTTATTACTTGTAATCAACTGCAAGACATTTGTATCAATCTGCAATGGCTCATAGTCCATAGTGTCGTCAAAGACAAGGGGACTTCCACCGATTGCCCCCTCGCGCATTTTCTCAAAGTCAGCTCTTGCTTTTTTCCGAGCCTCACCACTTAATTGAGAACCTTTCATTTTCAAAATTCCACTAGAGAACCCGTCTTTAAAGAACTTAATTAAAGTGTTGAGTCCGCCTTCTTGCAGAACTATCTCATCCGATAGTGACAAGAGTGGTGACCGGCCTAAAATCGTGTCATGGCTGAAAAACTTCCAGTGAATAACATCGTCAGACCTGCACTTGATTTCCGTACCGGTCAAGGCATCCGTGAAAGTGTAGATGACATCATGGTTCTTAGTCTCTTCAACTGTTGTTTCAGATGGCTTATAGAATTTGAACTCTAGAGCCTTACCTGAGATTGGGTCTCTGATGATACGCGAGAACGAATTTCCTGTTAAAATGGCATTTACTGCCATAGCAAACTTCCAAGTTCTGGCACTAGCGTTCTTAGTAGACTTAACATTTAGAAGATAATTTAGCTCTTCGTCATGTACAATGTCCCCATTGATGTCTTTTTTGACTAGTGGAAACCTTGAAATGTCACCCGCAATGATTGAAATTGCGGTTAAGATGTCACTATTTTTGAGAGCCGAGACCCCAGTATACTGAGGCGTTAGATTGCCAGCAATGACTGCATCGACATAACTGTCATAAGAGACTTGCTCACTTCCCAGTGATTGAAAAAAACTCATTTACATTTCTCACCTCCTTTCTGTTTTACGAGGTCAACGTGAAAATAGATCAATGTAAAAGCCAAGCAGAACTAATAAAATTCCACTTCCAATAAATCCAACAATGTCACTTATTAAAAAAAGGCCATAGCTGAATAAGCCAAGCCCAATTAAAAAAATGATCGTGTGGATGTTGTTAAAAAACCACTTCATTAGAACAATGTTCCTCCCTCAAAAATCTTCTCATCTGTCCAGTAACCTGACCCGTCAAATGGTTCTAGATAGCAGACTGCATAACCATCAAGAGCGGCATCTAATGGGTCAATCTTGTTACTGTTTTTATTCTTATCAATCCTCATGCCATTATTATCCGTTTTGATAAAGGCATTGTTAACGGCCATAGTTAAGAGCGGATTTCCAGAATGCTTTATTTTGCCGTTTTTGAGGTCGTCACGGAATTGTTTTGTCGGCATGTTCAAAACCATTGTCGTTTGAGAAACTTCAATCAGGGGCCATTCGGGGTGCCTTTTTTCAATCATTGTGAGCAGAGTTCCAAATTGGTAAGGGTCAAAACAGATACCATGAACTTCCCACTCATTCTGATAGACCATTTCCTCAATCTTCTCAAGCACGCGCTCATCATCAATGACCCCCGACTCAAGAGTGGTTATCTCGCAGTAGCCTTGTCTTTCAAGGTTGCTATAAGAAACGCCGTCGCGTTTTTCTTTTGCCTGCAAGCCATATTTAGTTGCGACAAAGGAAAAACTGTCAATGTACCAGTAATCATCCATCATGACAGTTGGACTAATCGCGAACAAGTCACTCACTCGGCCAACATCGACTCCAAGCCAGACTTTGCGCTTATGAGTGCTTGGTGCTTCAATCTCTGCATTTTTCCAAGTCTCTTTATCAATGTAAGACTCTTCACTGGATTGACGCCACATGTTGAAATTTTTGACAAGGACCTTGTTGATTTCTCCGGTCTCTAGAGAGGTTCGTCTTCTCTCGCGAAGATAATCCATGATTTTATCTTTCAAGGCGCTGACTTCGATAATTGGATTTGACTTAATCCAGGTCGCTTCATCTTTGATCTCTTCTTCAGAGTCCTGTTCGGCAACGTAAGCAAAATAAGAGTCATTCTCAATTTCTCCATCTAAGAGTCTCTCAACGTAGTTGTACTCTATCGTGTGCATTGGCACGTTCAAGTCAAGTCCAGCTGTTGAGATGATCAAAATTAAAGGATTATCTAACTGACCTTGACCAGACTCAAGCAGTTCAATCATTTCATTTGTCTTTGAGGCTGCATACTCATCAAGCACTCCAACATAAGGCTCGAACCCGTCGACCGCTCCAGTGTCTCGACTAAGAGCTCTGATGTAAGACTCGTCTTCTTTATTTGTCAACTCGTCTCTCATGACCTTAGTTGTTTTTCTAATGTCTGGGTACTTAGCTCTAAGAGCTTCTAGTTGCTTTTTGGCCATTGTCCAAGCGATACGTGCCTGCGTTCGGTCGTTAGCCGTACAGAAAAGCTGTCGGCTATATGCTGGATTGTGGCCAAAAAGAAACTCATAGAGCAAAATCCCAGCTATTAAGATGGTTTTTCCATTCTTACGAGCCACTGAAATAAGAGCTTTTTTAAAGCGTCTTATACTTGTATCGCTCTTTTTACGCCAGCCGTAGATGCTAGACACATTGAATTTTTGAAATTCCGCTAGTGGATAAGGCTTTCCTGTCTTAACATCAGGAAGAAGTTCCATGAAATCAATGACATTTTGGGCCTTATCTGGTAGATACGTGTAATTGTAAGGCACTAGATTTATTTTCTTGAGGTCATTTAGATGTCTGAGACAAGCCTTGATGACTTTCTTGCCTGCGGTACGCGTTCCGTCTACAACATCTTTAGCATAATAAAAAGCGCTGTCTTTGTAGACATCGCTTATAGTCGAATAATCGTATTCTATCTTAATGACCTCCTTTCTAACCACCGAACATGTCTTTTAGACCTTTTGGCTTTTCTTCTTCTTTTGGTAAGAACATCTTCATGCGACTATCAACAGTTAGTCCTAGTTGAGAAGCAGCACTTCTTATGTTAGCCGTTGATTTTTCAAGTGTTAAAATGAGCGGACTTGGAACTGTGCATCCTTTATCCGCATCAAAATAAAAATAACCAGTCTCATCTAATTTTTTGATTGTTGATTTATAGATCGCGTACCAGGTACAGTAATTTTCAAGCATAGCTCTGTCAAGATTTCTGAGGGGTAGCTTTTGAAGGTCTTCAATAATTCTACGATACTCAGCTTTCGCGACTGCATTAAAATGTTTTGGCGGCGTGATCTGCAATGTCGTCAATCCGTCTGATGCCTTTTGTTCAACGGCTTTTCGCGTTTCGATTTCTTCTTTAGTGAAATGCTTTTTCGTCGTGTCTAAAAGTCTTAAATTTCGTCCCATTTCTACCTCCTTTACATAAAAATTGACAGTGCCAAAATTCCAAAAAAGGGAATTTTTTGCACAGAAAAGGGCGCGTTCTGGTGTTTCCGAACGTTATAGCCCCGATTAAAAAGATATGGGGTCTATTGTTCGGTTTTTGCCTACGTGTTATAAATTTTGTACGTTATTTGTTCATTATTTATATTTGTGTTTTTCTCGGATAGCTTTTGCATCGTTACAAGCTTTACAACTTGCTTGTAAGTTATTCCAATCTAATCTCTTCGACCAATCTTCCTTGATGCTAACGATATGGTCTGTCATGGTTGCTTCTCCACCACACATTGCACAGACATAGTTGCTTTGCAGCAAGACTTGCTTACTTGTTTCTCTCCACAGTTTCGAATTGTAGAATTGTTTTGTCTGCTTGTCATACTTCCAGCGATTACGATTATAATCTCGATACTCTAATGATCTGTCATCATAGTCTACTAATGTTCGTCTTCCACCTGCGACAGTCAGCTTTTGTGGTCTCATAGCCCTATGCTCTGGCCTACTGTAATCAGGGCCGGTGCTTTGCTATTATCAAAGTATGTTAACATAACTTGATTATCTGTACTGTGTTCAATCGCTTTGTTAGCATTAAACGTAAGCTCTAGATTACTTATTGTACTTACATCATTACCATTTAAGATAACGGTTGGCATTCTACTATCTTTTGAAATCTTTATTACAAGTTCTTCAATTGGCCTCATCCTATCCGCGTAATTGGCCTCAGCCGGTCTTGGTCTTATCATCATGTGTCTTAACCTTTCAAGATGTCACAACAAAAGACCCTGTTTCCGCAAGGTCTTTCGTCGGATAAAAATAATGGAGAGCTGAAGTTATCTGGTTCGATTAACGTTAAAGTTGGTTTTCAACGAGGAACAAAATGGCAATAAGATTATCTCTTCCTGATAACTTCATGCTATCAATTTACCACCTTTTTAGTGAGACTTACACCCTTTTTTGTCTCAACTTTTATAATTTTCCTATTTCTTCAGCGAAGATTGTTAATATTCTTTCTCTTTTTCGATAGATGCCTGCGCGTGAAATGTGCATCTTGTAAGCAATCTCTTCCCAAGTGTTGCTTGACCCGACACCCCAGCGGAGATTAAAGATGTCGGTAAGCTCATGATCAAGTGTGTTAATCATACGAACAACACTAGCTTTGAAGTTCTCATAACTGTTGAGCCTGCCATCTTTTGACCAACGAACAATAACATCCTCAGTCTCTCTTGATACTTGATTAGCTTTACCACCGCCAACATTGATGTCGGTTGAGACTGGAGTTTGAAGTTCTAGTTTTCTCAAAGCAATTTTCTTTTCGATATCTCGATAATCAAATAACCATTCGTCAAATGCATTTAACTGTGAATTAGATAATTTACTCAACCGGCATACCTCTCTTTGTCCACTTGATTAACTTGCCGGCTTCGTCATTCTTCCAGTCTGTTGGAATTCGTCCAACGTGTTCTGTGACTCTGACTATTTTCTCTTTAGTTTTTGGAAGTCCGTCACGTTCGTCTATCCAACCAACCAACCAGGCAGGATGCACTTGATAAGTCTCTGCTAATTGTTCTAGTGCTGGAAGTGTTGGATAAAACGAACCATTCTCATAGCCTTTTATTTGCGTTTGAGATAGACCAGCTTGCCTTGCAAAAGCTGTCTGCGTCAAGCCAAGTCCTTTTCTTAGTTCTTTAATTCTTACTTTCATTGATACCCTCCTTTAATTCAAGTGTCAGGTTTCCCAAGTAATCAGTATAGATGCAAGTAACCATTGTATTATTTAAATCTAGCCCATCTAGACTTTTTATCTCTTTCCCGTTTAGATAAAATAAGGGTTCGCTAAAAAATAAATGCAAAATGCTTTCAAGCGTTACATCTTGTTTGAAATTTTCTGTTTCTTTCATTCACGTCACCTCCAAACTTAAAATGCGGATTTTGCAAATTGCCACAAACGCTCGTCCGCTTGTTTGATTTCTTTTTCTGTTAAGTTGGCCTCAAATTCATAGCTATCAAATTTTGACTCTGGTGGAGTCTCATTTTTTCCAATCAATTTGTATCTTACGTGATTATCAGATGTCATTTTAAAAAGAGTGCATCCTAAAACGTTAACATTGTACAATTTTTCTTTTTCTACTATGACTGCATCAGGACCGTTTACAATTAACGTAGCTAATGCAAGCTCGTGTTGTAAATTTATTTTATTGTCGTTGTCATATAACCATATTCGCAATTCTTCTGCTTTTTCAAATTCTTCATCAAATTTATCCTCATAAAAACCGCAGAACCATTCATCAAAACTTGATAATACATTTTTGTATTCGTTATAGTAATCAATTGCAACTTGTGGCACTACTGGTTTTGGTTGGTTAATTTGTCTGATGGTATTCAAAACAGATACTTTTGAAATAGGTTCGTCAATAAAGCGTTCATATTCTCCCATTTGCTCAATACGTTTAACTGCTTCTTCAATCGTCATTTGCTACCTCTTTCTTCTTCAAAATGTAATAAAGGTGTTCTTCAAATTCGTTCATCCCCCTATCCCCCATTTCTCGTCAACTCTGCAATTTTCTGCGTCTGCTCAACATTCTGCTTCTTCGCACGTTTAAGCTGATACTGCGTGCGTGTGAGTTGGTTGTGCAGTGCGTCGTTGCGTTGTTTTAATTGCACATTTTCGCTATTGACATTACTGCAAGTAACCATCATACCGACTAGCAATCCAATCAAGATAGCGTTGAGCCATAGCCAAAAATTATTTTTCATTTACACTTCCTCGATTTCTATTTTCACTTGCTGGCCATCATACTTATTTTGCAATTCAAATCTAGTGACCCTTGCATCTAGATGTGATGACGCCCAGCGCGTTTCAATCGCAACTTTATTTTTATAAACTGTTACTGTGTAATTCATGCGTTTACCTCTTTCAAACTAACCCAAGTGTGATCTGGGTATTTTTTAGCTTCGGCTCTGGTAAGACGAAAAGCTAACTCTGGATCTTCAACTAATATTATTGTCCCACCGTCGCCAAAACGCTCAACATACTTGCCCCACCTGTCATTTTTTAAAAGGCCCAATTCTGAGCTGTCATGCATACTCTCAATCAGCCAATCTAGATTTTTCCTGGCTTTTTTCAGGTCCTCAAGCCCATTTTTCTTTTGATACCTGAGTTGATACTTGATAGCATTGCCAAGAAAAAATCCTGACAACTGTTCGTCTGTCATGAAATTTCTCATGACATCTACACTTTCGATACCAAATCTGCCTTGATAATGATTTGGCTTATTTACTAGATCATCCATAAATTAATCTCCTATCAATTGTGCTTTGACTGCCTCAAGCAGTGCATTTTGATTTTTTTCTTTGCCTTGTAAAATCCTCAAGACCCTCTCATCTACTGTGTCCTTAGCGACAAGATGATGTATAATGACCGGCTCTGTCTGGCCTTGCCTATCAAGTCTGGCATTTGCCTGTTGATAATACTCAAGACTCCAAGTTAGGCCAAACCAGACAATGATATGACCACCTTTTTGGAGATTAAGGCCGTGCCCTGCTGACTGTGGATGACAAAGCAGCATTGGTATTTTTCCGGAATTCCACTTCTCAACAGTCGTTAATTCTTCAGCTTGCGGAAATCGTTTCTTAAGTCTTTCCAGATCATGTTGATATTGATAAAAAACTAAGATAGGCTGGCCTTGGCTTTCCTCAACTATGTTCTCAAGGGCATCAAGCTTATCATCATGAATGTTGATGACTTTTTTATCATCATCATAGATAGCGCCGTTCGCCATTTGAAGAAGTTTATTTGCAAGAACTGCTGAGTTTGAAGCTGTAATTTCCTGATCTTTAAACTCAAGAACCAAGTCTCTCTCAAGCTGCTTATAAGCTCTCATGTTAGACAAGCTAACTGGCACAATGTTGTCAGTTCGTTGCGGTAAATTGAGATAGTCTTTTGCTTTCATGCTTATACAGATGTCATCAATTTTTTGATAGATTTCTTCTTCAGCATTTTCTCTAAGAGTCCAACTATACACGATTGGGCCATTTTTCTTATCTGGTTTAAAATAACGATCTTTAAATTTTGTCTGACTTGTCTCTAGTCGTTCTCCTCTGTCCATCAGATAAATCTGGGGCCAAAGGTCAATCAGACTGTTTGGGGCTGGGGTTCCTGTTAGACCAACCAGCCTTTTTATTTTTGGCCTGATTTTTCGTAAGGCTCTAAAGCGTTTAGCTTTACTTGACTTAAAACTGGACAACTCATCAATGACAACAAAAGTAAAAGGCCATTTTGTTTTATAGTATTCCACAAGCCAAACAACATTTTCCCGATTGATGATATAGATATCAGCTTCTTTTTCTAAAGCTTCAATTCTTTTTTTCTCAGAGCCTAAAACTTTAGAGTAGGTAAAATCAAAATCCCATTTTTCAATCTCAGTAGACCATGTTTCTTCAGCCACTTTTTTTGGTGCAATGATCAGGATTTTATTTCCCTCACAAAAGATGTTCTCGATTTCGTCAATAGCTGCTAAAGTCGTTAGGGTTTTACCAAGCCCCATGTCAAGAAGCAGACCGCAATAAGGATGTTCTACTATCCAAGTTTTGGCATATTCCTGATAATCATGTAGCTTCATTCCAATTCTCCATTTCAAACAAGGCTCTATCCACTGACTCGTAAGAGTCAACAACCCAAACTGGTTGCCCTTCCGCTTTTATTTTTTTGTGCATCAAGATTTGACTTGGTCTTGGTTTTTTGCCAGGGGCTTTTACTTCAACAAAAAATATGCCGGTCTTCATCACAATAATTCTGTCCGGAACTCCTATCGTCCCCGGACTTGTAAATTTAAAACAAAGGCCTTTAGTTTTTCTTTTCAAATAATTTTCAATGTCCTTTTCAGTCCTCACATCTCTCTCCTTGGTCAGCATTGGTCAGGGTTACGTTTTTTTTCAACTTATTATTTCTTTTTTATAAAAGTGTTTTATATAACCCTTTTTCTTATATATACTTCTTTTTTATTTATTATTAAGTTTAATAAAGAAAAAACGTAACTACGTAACCTTAAGGTCTAAAGCCTTGATATGACTGCATTCTTGAGGTTACATAAAAGTTATGTCAGTTACGTAAATCGACTATGACAGATACGGATTTTTGGAAAAGTTACGTAGTTACGTTTTTTTTCAACTTTTAAAAAGTTTTTTGAGTTTAATTTTCACGTAACTACGTAACCAAAAATCCTCTTGCTGCATTTCGTCTTAAAAAACGTAACCTATAAAAACTCAGATTTTAGCCTAAATCCGACCCAAACACGGACCGTTTTTCCAGCAATTTTTGAATTCTTATTTTCATAATTCATCTCATTTAATCGTTGGACAAATGAATTTCTGGCTAGTGGTTTGTAACCTGAATCCATGCAATAATTTTTGTAGGCAGGGTATACATCTGAAACGGGCACTTTGAAATCTTCTCCCATTTCGCACTCATCTTCCAAGAATAATGCAACAACATCATTGCCTTTTTCCCATTTCTCAACGCTGTCTCTCATGCTCTTACTTACGCTAAAATCTTTCTTAGCTAGGGCCTTTCTAAGACCAACCATTGCTTTGTTAAAGATACCAGGTAATTCACTCATGATGATATCAAGCGGAAATTCGTCTTTAACTTCTTGAGTTAAAACCTTATTCATTTCAAGGATCATCATCCGACGCTTGAGACCTCCGCTGAAATCTCGCATTGGTGGAAGTTCATTCATTGCAAATGACAACTTAGCGTAGTTGTAGAAGTTAATAGGTTCTTTGTTCTTGCGGTCAGCATGAATAGTATCTTCACCAGTCAGCATCTTAAGCGTAGCTCCATCTGCTAAATATTGCGGTTTAGCGTCAGTATCAAAGTTGGCTGTCTTACGATAAAGACCAATCTTTGCAAAGCGCTCTTGCATGAGATACTGCAATGTTACCGCTGAATAGTTGTCAGAACCTATCATCTCTCTAAGAACGTTGATAATAGTAGACTTACCAGTTCCACCACTACCAAAGATAAAAAGCATCTTTTGGATAGTGTACTCACGATAAAAGTTATAGCCGAACCATTCATAAATAAAGTCAATGTTCTCTGGCCCGACAGTTGCCTTGAGAAAACCCTCAAAGGTTTCGCAAGTTGCAGCCGGATCATACTCAATTGGATGACTTGACCTTGCGTGTAACTCTGGGTCAAACTTCCCTGAGAAGCTGTTAGTCTTAATGTCATAGACGCCATTCGCAAGAACTATCTTATTGATGTCGCTTTCTGTGAATACCTCACTTGAAAAGGCTTGGGCCCTTATGGCTACGAGCGTTTCGTTGATGTGTCTAATCTTAGTGATTTTTCCAAGCTTCTTGGTTGAGATGTAGCTTCTAATAAATTCTTCAGCATTTGGCAGCCAGATGCCTTTTTCAGCGTCATATCTCAAAAACTCAAAGCCATCCCAATAGACTGGCACTTCCTTTAAAATCTGAGTAGCAAGCATGTAGCTGTTGACTTCAGGCTCGCCTTTACTGTCAATTTCAAGCCAGCTTCTATCATCTTCAACTGGTAACTCTTCATCAAAATCTCCGATAGCCTCATTTAGTAAGTGGTCTCTGATTTCTGGCAGATCTGCGACATATTCATTCATTGCTTTGCTTGATGGTAGCTTGCTTGTTGCTAGTCCATCTTTAGCATCACTGTCTAAGTCTCCAAATTTGTGGATGCGGACTAAGTCGTAAGCATTAACCAGAGTGTCTCCAACGGGGTCAGTCCCGTGATGGCTATAAGCGAAGACATCATCATAGATAACTAATCCATTTGCCGTTGAGCCATCAACGTATGTATAGCGGTCATCTGTTGTACCTTCTACGTAGATGCCCTCTAAGAATGTTGCAATGGCTTGTCTGATGTCGTAGGTCCGACAGAACGCCCCGATTAAACCTTTTTTACTTAAAGGGTCACCTTGCTTCTTGGCTTCATGCTGTCGTCTGACTGTGTGAGTTTCACTTTCTGGCCAAAAGCTTGAGTCTTTCCAATCTGGATAAGTATCAAGCACACTATCAACACTTAAGAACTTGTCATCATTTAAAATAAACTCATAGTCAGCATCACTTGCGTGACTTGACCAGAACATCATCCTTGAGGCTTGATAGGTCGTGTCATCAAAGTTTGACATGCCTAATTGATTGGCCAAGTAGCGAGCCACCGGCTCATACTCGTCAGGCATCATTAATCTGTCAGTTGGGATAATAATTCTGTATTTAGCAGCTTTTTTTGAGTGACTGTGCGTGCTATACAGTGCGTAAGCGTAGTCCGCTAAAATCTCAAGCTTGTCTAAGAAATCATCACTTGGGCTGTCAGCGTCAAGCGCAACAAGAGAACGGCTCTGAACGTTCTCATTTTTACGCTTACCCTGTTTTAGCCAGCCTCCAACAAATCCCCCAACATCTTTAACCTGACCTTTTTCAGCTCTTGACATCTTACTGTACTCAGCGAATGTCTCTTGAGTGACTGTTGGTTTTTGCAGTCTCTCAACCAGTTCTTGCCAAGTCAACGTGATGTTTTTCCAAGTTTTTGAAGTTCTTGAGTTAGCCGTTGAAATGTGAAGCTCTTTTTGAGGTGAGTGCTTAACTCTTATCATTTCTTGTTCTCTTAATTGCTTCATGTTTTCTTAATCTTTCATATAGTATTTTGTTACGTAGCCCTCGCTATTCAAAGGTAGGCCCTCCGCCCAGTCGGGCGCTTGAGCCATTAGATTGTTAACTTCTTCAATCGTCATGCCTGAGCCCTCGATAATGGCCTCATCGTGAACGTGGAAGACGACATCATGGCCAGCGTCTTCTATTCTTAGAAGCGCCTCGGCTAAGATGTCTCTTGCAGTTGCTTGTACAATGTTCTCGACAAGCTTCCCGCCGTAGGTTTCTTGTTTGGTAAAATAAGCTTTGTCTCCTTGACCCTCGTAGCTTATCTTGTCCCCATAGTCGCCTGGCTCTACCTTGGCTCTCGCATAGGCTAAATTGCGACCGCTCGGCAACTTGATCAGCAAGAAGCCTTTTCGGTAGTTAAATGATAGTTTTCCTAATTTTATTGGCCTTCTTGTCTTGAGGGCCTTTGTTGCTGCTCTTTGGACATCTTTCCAAAATTGAACAATGTTTGGATTGGCTCTGCGCCAGTCATCAACAAGACCTTGAAGCTCTCCTTCTTCAAGTCCCATGTTGAGCGCGCCCATTTGTTTAAGTGCACCAGGCCCGCCTTGATAACCAAGTGCCAATTCCGCGATTTTACCTTTTTGGCGAAGTCCTTTATCAACTTCTTCAATCGGAATTCCGAACATCTGACTAGCAGATGCTTCATAGATTTTTCCATGAGTTGCGAACACTTCTAAGCGCCATTTCTCGCCTGCAAACCACGCAATGACGCGAGCCTCAATCGCTGAGAAGTCAGACACGTAGAACTCTGCACCATCTTTAGCAATCAAAGCCGTTCTAATCAGTTGCTTGAGTGTGTCGTTGAGACTGTCGTATAAGATTTCAACTGCATCTATGTCACGCTTTTTAACAAAGTTCCGTGCATCATCAAGATCACTGAGGTAATTTCTGGCCAAGTTCTGAACCTGAACCACTCGACCGGCCCAGCGTCCTGTTCGACTTGCCCCGTAAAATTGAAGCAACCCATGGACCCTGTTGTCAGAGCACATAGCTCTCTCCATCGCTTCATATTTTTTCAGGCTTGACATGGCCGTTTGAAGTTTTAACTCTAAGACACGTTTTAGTTCTCCACTTGCCGTCTTAATCTCCTTCTCGACATCTGACTTAGTTAACGCACTAGCAGAGTAGCCTTTTTCTTTTAACCATGGTAGAAGCTGGGCTCTACTGTTCGGGTTGTCAAGGCCTGTGATGTCTTTGAGCTCTTTAGACAAGCTTTCCATTTTTAAATCTTTGCAGTAGAGCGCCGACTCTACTAACTCAGTATCAAGTTCAACCCCTCTGTCATTAATTCGCTGATCGCAAGCATAGAATTCCCACTCTCTCTCATTTACTGGAATTGCTTCAAGCTTTTCAGCTATTGCCATCTCAACAACAACATCTTGTACGCAGTAGTCAATGAACATTTGCCATTTTTCAGGATCGTGTTCAGGTAGGTTTCTCGTTCTGCCACCATTTACCTTAGTAGGCTTACACGGAATTGAGAAGTATTTGATTAAGTTCTTACCTGCCGCATCTTTTTCTTGGGCTAAATTCAGATAATTAGCACAACGTTCCAAACTGGACGGTAAGCCAAGTTCTTGAGCTAGAATCATGGTGCATTGCCATTGGCTTGGGTCTAGATAAGTTGGAACTCCTAAGTAGCGACTGAGACAGACCCTCTCAAATTGTGCGTTGAAAGCGTGCTTTCTGACCTCTCTATCAAATAGCATCTCTCTAATGTCGTCCGGTAAATCTTGCTTAGTCAGGTCAAGACATTCAACTTCTCCGCCATCAACTGAGTAGGCAAAAAGTAAAATCTCAAAATCTTCCGCGTCTGCATACTTGTAGACGCCATTTTTAATGTCGTTTGACGAATAGGTCTCAATATCAATATTTAGATGTCTCATGTTTCTCCTTTAAAAATGAGGAGCCTCGATGAGGCCCTCTCTTATAAAAAGTCATTTTCGTCGTCTTCTTCTTCGTCCCACTCGTCGAAGTCTGCGTCTGCGGAAGTCTTGCCTCCAAGATAGTCACCTTTTGCAACGATTTGAACGTTGTTGAGTCCGCAAGAGATACCTTTATTTCCTGCTGTGTTGTAAGCATAAGCATTTAATGAGACGCGAGCATACACGCCTGAGTAAACTTCGTCTGCTGAGTCGACTGGGTTTTTGTACTTATCAATGATCTGCGGCTTAGTCTTGCTTGAGATTGACATGAACATGTGACCTGCATATTCAGGATGTTCTTCAGTGTCCATCTCTTCATCACCGTCGCGAAGAGTGGTTTTAACGCGCTCCCATTTTACGCCTTTTAGCTTGTCATTTTTGGCATTTTCATAGGCAACTTTTTGAGCGTCTTTAATTTTATTGATAGTCACAGTATCAGTTTTTGGAATTAAGATAACTGTTGAGTATTTAGCTTCCTGACCTTCGAAGGCTTTTGGTTCTAATAAAGCTACGTAGCTTAAGCGTACTTTTCCAGTGATTACTTTAGTTGTGTTTGGTGTAGTTGTCATAATTATTTTCTCCTCTTTATTCAAAATCTTTAATTGCTTGTTCTAAGCTGTTAATTGCAGGGCGCTTGTCTTTTTCTGGGACAAGTACCGGTTTTCCTTGCGGTTTATCAATGTAGTTTTCTAAGAGCTCTGCGAATGTTGTCTTGCCGACAAGTTTCTCAAGAGCCCCCATTGCAAGTAGTTCTTGCGGTTTATAAATGTCTTCATAGCCAGCTTCTTGTAAGATTTCAGCTGCTTTTTCTTTGTTAGTAATGATGCGGTTGCTTCTACCCTCAACAACTTTATAGCCAGGAATTTCATTTCCTTGCATGGCCTGAGTTAAGGCATAAGCTTCAACCGACTCAACCCATTTTTTTATTTCAGTCGCATGGTCTAAGATGTCTTTGATGGCTTCATCCGACAAGTAGATTGGTTCTTGATAGTCATAACGATCTATAATTTCCCAATTTTTTTGGGCTCTTGGAACTAATTTAGCTGCAACTGGCGACCATTTAAGGACTTCTTCGTTAAGGTCCCAATCACCAATACCTATTTCTGCCTGAGCGGCTCTTGGTAATACGTAATAGTTTGCCCAGTATAGCAGCTCTTCAACTGGTATTTCTGAGGTGCTTACGTTGTCAAGTCGTGGTTGAACGATTGTCATCTTAATGACTTCAAAGTCATATAGAAAATCGTAAGTAGCATAGGCGCCAAGCGCATAACAGAGCATTTGCTTATTGAGTTTTGCAGAGACAGGTACGCCTTTTCCGTACTTCAAATCGATAATTTCAATGACCTTGTCAGAAATGATGACGACATCAGATGTCCCGTACCCATTAGGAGCCCAGTCGCTGTAATCAACATGCTTTTCAAGTTCAATCTCTGCTTCTTCGTATGAGTTGAAATGCTCCATGACAATATCTGTGTAAAGCTCTGTCATTTCTTCCATTTCCTCATTGTAGTAATCAGTATTTTCTTTAAATGCCTTAACTAACTGGTTAAATTTGCGCTTGTTGATTTTGCCGGATTTCCACATGAGCTTTATTTCTGATAACTTGTGAGCGCTTGTTCCCTCTCGAGTATAAACCGTGTCACGACTTGGAAATTCTGCTTCTAATCTTGGGAGCATTGGGCACTGCAGCCATCTGTGAGCGCTAGAAGCTGACAAAAGTGCGTGATTTTCTACTGGCATTATAGGGCCTCCAATTTCTCAACATACCATTCAAATTTATCCTCTGGTATCTTAATAACCTTTTCTACATTCATTTCAGCAAGAAGTTTTTTTATCTCTTTCGATTTACCTTCTTGAGCTTTTGCACTTGTCATTTTGTGAATTTCATCAAGCGTTAAGGGTGCTTTTTCTACTTTTTCAATCGGCTTTTCTTCTACCTGTTCCTCTTTCTTTGGTGCGGCAGCCTTTTCCACCTCTTTAGCCTCAATCTTCTTAGGTTTAGCACCTTTTAGGGCTTCTCGCATTGCCCCAAATACCTCTTCAAGACTATTGCCTTTGAATGTTACTTCAATCATTGCTTTTTCTCTCCTTTTTGTTATAATTTACTTGAAATGTGTTTTATTTTGACGGTGTCCTAAGCCGTCTTTTTTGCTGCAATCAATAGCATCACCCCTTCCAAAAAATTCGTTTGGAGTTATCTCCAAATAATCAAGTATCTTTTCAAAGACATCTAGGTCAATTTTTGATGTCTTATTTCTTTTTATCTTTGAGATTGTAGACCTAGCAATACCAGTAGCCTCATAAATCTCAGTTCCTGAAATGTTCCTCTCAGCCATGATGACCCTAAGTCTATTTTCCATAGATATCTCCCTAACAAAGTCTTGATGTCAAGAATATCTCTTGTAATTTCTGACCGATAATAAGGACTATCGTGAACCCCATCAACATAATAGGGATTATCTTTACGAACTTCCATATCCTTATCTTCGTCATATTCATATACGTAAGGATTATCAATAATGAACAGTTCACGTTCTAGGTGTTCACGCGCATATTCTAAATATTTTTCATTCATTCATGCTCTCCTTGGAATTTCTTAAGCTGCTTGATGATGCTTAACAACTCTGTCACTACATACCCGAAATTCTTATAGGTTCCATGGCCTGACATATCCCAAACGTTCCAGTCATAGGCATGAGCCGTATCAAATCCGATGTACAAATTTCCTGTCGGGAAAATTTCGTCTGAGTCATAGTAAGTAATTCCACCATGACAGATAATGTCTGCATATGGATCCTGCGATAATTCTGAGGGATACTCAACGTAACCGCACAGATGCCCATTATCAACTCTGCGAACCAAGCAGTTGAAACCTTCGATGGCAAGAGTCACGATAGCGTCTGGACCTAATAATTCCAAATCGTCAATGTATCTTATTTTTTCATTTCTCATTTCTGCACCTCCCTAATTTTGCTCTCTATCCTGAGAACTGACAGACCAGCTTTTGTAAGCTCTGGGTCAGTTGAGAATAATCTCTTCATGTTCATTCCAGCCAACTCACCTTTTGAGACTAGACACAGATTTGAGATGTCCCAGTTAGACCTGTCGCCATCTAAAAATGCAACTGTGTACCCGTCGGGAATTGGCCCGTTGTGTTTCTCCCACTCGTACCTATGACAGAGTACCCATGTTTTAGGATCTGCAATTTTTATTTTGTGGTAGCCATCTTTAGTCTTAACAATTGAGCCAACTGGTTTTTGGCCAACTGGAGTGTGACCACTTTTAAATGTTCCGGAATTTGTCCTACCAGGGAATTTCTTACCTTTGTTATAAGACGGCACGCCCTTTTGAAATCTACCGCTAACGCCTGAGTCAAAGCCGTTATTTCGTCTAAAAGCCCTGATTTGTAAAGGTGTGAAGCTAGTTCCAAATTTCTTGTTAATCAAATCAGCAGTTTCTTTGGATAGTCGGCCCTTATAAATTGTTTTAAAATAAGCAAACTGTTCTGCGTTGAAGAGTCTTATGCCCTGGTTTCGATTTGAATGAGGTACATTATTTCTAATTTTGTGGTTACACTTATAAGCGTGTACTTGCTTATTTGATAAAGACAAGCCAAATTTCTCATTCATAAGCTCGGCCATTCTCACATCAGATTTACCTTCAACATTTTTGATAAAGAACTGATGCTGTTCTTCAGTCAATAATCTTCTAGCCATTTAGAAGCTCCAAGTTGACTTTGCTTCGGCCGTTGAATTCTGCAGCAGTCTTTTGCGCGTCTAGAACAAGTCGGCCATTGTCAATGATTTTAGTTGCTACTGAAGTTATCGCTTTACTTCTCTCAACTTCTCTAACAAGTTCTTCAGCTGTTAGGTCTTCATCATTCAAGCGTTCTAGTGTCTCAAATAAGTGATTGTTTAAATCTGATAGTTTATTTCTAGGCATTTGTTATCTCCATTCTTTTTCTAAAACTTCTCTTTCAGATGGGTCAATCTCGTTTAAGATATAGTCAAGATGTGATTGCTTAACCCATCCTTTTTCAAGTAGCAAATCAATCGCGTCAGCCTTTGCGATACAAACCTCTAAGTAGTCTTTAAGTTCTTCACTCATTCTTGACCTCTCATCATCACGCTAGCCATGTATCTATGAAATTCTTCATATGGTTTTGAGTTTTCTTGCTCGATTTTAAACACGTAACCTTCAGGTTTTTCAACACGATACGTGATTATTTCTGGTTTTACTTCTTCTTCTTTTTTCTTACTAAATATCCAATTAAAAAATTTCATTTTGTTCCTCCGCACTCCCCAGCGCATTTTAGTTTTTCATGAGATGCTTTATCTCGTTAACATCCGCGAGACAATACTTCTTTGTCTTGCCCTGCTTTATCGATTGCAGTCCAAAGCTCTCCATCTGCTTGATGAACTGCCAACTGCAATCTTCATGTTCCATTAGCTCTTGTTGTGTGAGCCAAGTTGTTTCTTCTCGATGCTTAAGAGCTTCTATCGCTTCATCTGCTAGACGATCAGCAAGAGTTGCAACTAAGTCATCAAGAGTCTGTTGTAAGTTCATAAATTGCTCCTTGATATATGATTTTAAATCATATGCTTTTCAAAAAATTAAACCCCTAAAAGGTCACTAGATTTTACTTTGAATTCCTGGCAAAGCATGATAAGATGTCGCCCTTTTATAGAAGTGATGTCTTCTTCCCAACTTGAGACAGTAGACTGCGCAACTCCAAGCTTTTCAGCTAAAGCAGACTGCGACATCTTGCCATTTTTTGCCCGCAATTCGGCAATTGTGATAGCAGGATATTTCATAGGCCTACCTCCTTTCTAATGATTTGGAATCATTAATTTTTATTTGTAAGACCATGATATATGATTTTAAATCATGAGTCAAGTGTTTTTTTGATTTTTTATCATATTTTTTTAGAAATTATCGATTTTTAATTGATTTTAAATCATTTCTACTATATAATGTACTTAAATAAAAAAAATAATGGAGCAGATAAATTATGGATGCAAATACTCAGATTGCACATAGGTTAAAAAGCCTACGCGAGCAAAAAGGACTTGACCAATTAGAACTTGCTGAAAAAATGGGGTATAAATCGCAAAGCACCATCTCTAAATGGGAACGTGGAGTTAATCTGCCAAATGGAGGAAAGCTCGTAAAATTAGCTCTTATTTTAGGAACTACTACTGACTATATTCTTTTTGGAGAAGAAATTGAAAATACTCCAGAGCCTGAAAAACCAGTTATTGAGATCACGCGCATTGCGGATTTTGCCATGATGCTTGACGGAAAGCCGTTAACAGACGAGGAAAAAGATAAATTTGAAAGTCTGGTAAAATTATACTTCGGAGATAAATACGGTGAAGATAAATGAGATTTTAGAAAAATATGATATAAGATTAATTGTTTTTGATAAAGACCTTTTTCCAAGAGATGGGGCGTACTTCCCTCCGGAGAGAACTATTTTTCTCAGCGACAGAATTCCTGAGAAAGAACGTGATAGAATAATCTTGCATGAGCTAGGGCACATTAGACACAACCCTAAGCTCTATGCAAGGCTTAGAGACAAGTATGAGAATGAAGCTGAAAGATTTATGGTCAGAGAGTTGCTTAAAAAACACTTAGCAAATAATGACATATATGATTTTAACTGGTTGCAGTTCGCAAATAAGTATAAGATCTCAACGAGCTGGGGCCAGCAAATGATACAAGACGAGTTCAAAAAATTAATATAGGTGAGTTATGATGAAGAATACTTTTAAAAACATTTTTTTCTGGTTATTTATTTTTACTTTAATTGTTTCATCTGTTTTATTTTATTCCTTGTCTAAAAAGAATAATGAAATTGAAAACTTTAAAAACATAAACAGAAAAACGTATGCATACATCGCACAGTTGAACGGGAATAATTTTAGGGATAATGTTTTAGATTTTGTCATGCATGAAGACAAGACTGCCCTGAAAACAAACGAGTGGTCAAGTTATAAAAATGGTCAATCGGAAGCAGACATAAGAATAATATACAAGAAGTTTGACAAGTCTGGAATGGTTGCCACAAACTTTGACCTAGCTAAAAGCGAGCCCTACCTCGTAGGAATTGAGGTGAAAAATAAAGGCGAAAATGATATATCTATAAACGCTAAAGAGTTTTTTGTTCGAAACGATGAAGATTATTATCTACCTTTCGACTCCTCAATAAACACTAGTAACGATAAAACAAACGAAAACGTGACCGTTGAAAAAGGTAAAACCGTAAACATTATGGCAATTTATGAGTTTTATAAATCAGAGTCAAAAAAAGGTCTCTCTGTAAGATACGGAGGAACGACCTGGAAATAAAAAAACCTCACTCCGCCGGCAAGCAAGATAGTGAGGTTAGATAACTTTAAAGAAAGGAGAATTTCTGCTCTTTTCTTGTACCATTATTTTATCATTTTTAGGAGGTGATGCCAATATCCTTTCCAAATTTTAGCACTTCCCCAGCGCAAAAAAGAGAGGAAAAAAACAATGATAAAAAAATACACAAAAAAAGATGGAACAACTGCTTATAAGCTTAATGCTTATCTGGGCGTTGACCCTATGACTGGAAAGCAAGTCAGGACAACGCGTCAAGGCTTTAAGACGATTAAAGAAGCAAAACGTGCTGAAGTTAAATTGGTTGAAGATTTTCAGCGTCAAGGAGCTTGGAAAAACAACGACAGAACAACATTTGATGAAGTTGCTAAGATGTGGCTAGATCAATACGAGAACACAGTTAAAGCATCTACATTTTTGACGACTAATCACTATTATTTTGACACTATCAAGCCACTTTTAGGAGATAAAGTTATATCAAAAATAAGCGCAATGGTGTGCCAAAAAGTAATTAATAATCTGTCTGACTTATCAGCAATGAGCTTATATATCAGCGTAATCAATCGCATTTTTAAGTTCGCTATCCACCTGAACATTATTGATGTCAATCCAATGGATAGGACCATGAGACCTCGCAGCACTGCCAAAAAGAAAGAACCGGTTTTTTATACTAAAGAAGAAATTAGTGCATTTCTAAATGCGGTTAAAGAGACAGAACCGCTAGAGTATCAATTGGTTTATAGAATTTTATTTTTTGGTGGTCTGAGAATTGGCGAGTGCATTGTCCTTGAAGACACAGATTTTAATTTTAAAGACAACACGATCAGTATCACAAAAACATTTGCTAAAACGCTTGACGGGGTTATCACCGGAACTCCTAAAACTAAAAAGAGCATTCGTGAGGTATCAATGGATGCGGAGACGATGGAACTGGCTAAGCGGATTATTAGACAATCAGTTAAGCCACTTCATGAGAGTTTTAGGTTATTCAATTTCTCCCCAGACTCGGTCAGATGCAATTTGAGAAATGTCATAAGAAGAAATAATTTTAGAGTAATTAACTTGCATGGATTTAGGCACACTCACGCCTCACTATTATTTGAGTCTGGCGTGCCTGCAAAAGTTGCGCAGGAACGACTTGGACATTCTAAAATTTTTATGACCCTGGACACGTACACTCATTTAGCAAAGGACAAAGCGGACGGAATTGGAGACAAAGTTGCTGATTATATCGTGATTTAG